AGGCTACGAGGGTGCTCTGGGCGATTCTGCTGGTTGGTACGTTCAAGGTGGTGCTTCCTACGTCGCTCCTGATGGTGCTGATAGTGACACCGTTCCTTCTGGCAAGGCAGGTATCTCCGTTGCTGCTACTGAGTCGGTTGGCGTATATGGTGAAGTCTCCTTCATCGGTTCTGGCGATGACGACATCGATCGCGGTTATGGCGGTAAGTTGGGTGTGAAGTATACCTTCTGATCCCTACATAGATAACACTAAGGGGATCCCTAGGGATCCCTTTTTTATTCTCATTTCATATAATCTAAGATGAAAGCTGTTTTTTATTCAAAGGATAATTGTCAATGGTGTGAAAGGGTTCGTCAACTTTTTGATAACCTTGATATTGAATATTTGGAATACAAGTTTGAGAAACATTTTACCAAACAACAGTTCTATGATGAGTTTGGTGAAGGAGCAACATTTCCTCAAGTTTCTATAGACAACAAACATATTGGAGGGTGTAAGGACACTCTGCATTACCTTCAAGAAAACAAACTGATTTAATCCTAAATAATTTTAGTTCAAATTTAGGAGTACGGTTTCCAATATTATAGATACACACATACGGAGGGAAACCATGTTAACAGCATTAGTTGTTTTAGTTACAATCGGTGCATTCATTTTAGGAATCACCGTTTCTTGGTTGGCAAAGGGATACGTTGAAGATTATATCGAAAACGCTGCCTATGCTAAATCAGTTACACACCCAGAAATGTTTGATGAAGATGGCAATATGATTCATGATGAGTTAATCTATGTCAGACCACCATCAATTTGGGACGAGCATCTGTCTGAGGACGATGAAGAATGAATTCAGGAGTTAATTATGCCTACAACATCAATTGAAAATAGCAACTCTAGGTTGCTTATTAGTGAGATCTTACGCAAGGTCTCTAATGCAAAAACCAAAAAGGAGAAAATTGATCTTCTCCAAAAACACAACACCCCCGCTCTTCGTCAGTTATTGATTTGGAATTTTGACGAGAGCGTGATCTCTATGCTCCCTGAAGGAGATGTTCCATACACTCCTAATGATGCACCTGTAGGAACGGATCACACCCGTTTAGAACAGGAGTACAGGGGGTTATATCGTTTCGTTAAAGGTGGTGCTGACAAACTTCCAGGACTTAAGAGGGAGTCTATGTTTGTACAACTACTAGAGGGTTTGTCTGCTGAGGAAGCAGAACTTCTGTGTTTGGTTAAGGATGGTAATATGACCAGCAAGTATAAGCGTATTACCAAAGCAGTAATCCAAGAAGCATTTCCCCAGATTGAATGGGGGAATCGCTCTTGAAAATTATTAAGAAGGAGTGTACTCCAGAAGATGCCAATGATAGTACACTCCCATATACTGCTTATCTTGTAACATACAAGATGGATGGTGAGATCAAATACGATCTTGTTATTGGTAAAAAGCAAGTAGAGATCTTCGATTATTATTGGGATCTATATAGAAACGACTTCATTACAATGAAGCAATCAGAAGGAAAAATGAATCCGAAACTATGGAACGATCCATCATTGAAAAAGGACAAGAAAAAATGAATACCTATGCCAATCAGCAGGAAGAGCAACAGCAGGCTGAAAATATAAAGAATGCAGCTGCAGTTGGTGCGATGATTGGAGTATTTGTCAAACCTGCCATTCTTATGCTATTATGGAACTGGTTGATGCCAGGACTGTTTGGTCTCGCTACAATTGGATATCTAAAGGCGTTCGCTCTTTGGATGATTTCTCGTATTTTATTTGATAAACATGGGTGATGTAAAATTAATCTCTGCTACCCCAGATGCTGAAGCACACATGGGGTATGTGGCACGGGTGAGCAACCCCTCTAACCAAGATAATCCTAAGGTTGCAGGTCTTCTCAAGTATTGCGTCAAGCATGGGCATTGGAGCGTCTTTGAGCAGGCGTTTATGACTCTTGAGATTAATACTACTAGGGGTCTGGCGGCTCAAATTTTGAGGCACCGTTCGTTCACATATCAAGAGTTTTCCCAACGCTATGCTGATTCCTCCCTACTCGCGGAGACGATCCCTCTACCTGAACTACGCAGGCAAGACACCAAGAATCGTCAGAATTCTATTGATGATGTTGACCCGTTTGTTCGTCAAGAGTTCCAGATCAAAATGCAACGGCACTTTGAGGAAGGAATGAAACTCTATCAACAAATGCTTGATGCATCAATTGCAAAGGAGTGTGCTCGTTTTGTACTCCCCCTCGCCGTACCAACAAAAATGTACATGACCGGTTCTGTAAGGTCATGGATTCATTATATTGATTTGAGATCTGGGCATGGAACCCAGAAAGAACATATGGATATTGCTAACGAATGTAAGCGTATCTTTATCGAACAATTTCCTATTTGTGCTGAAGCAATGGAGTGGACTAATGACTAAAAAACAATTCGTAAATAGCAAAGGCGAAACTTGGGAGTGGGAAGAAACTCCTGAAGTTACTAAAGCAGTTGCAAGACTGCATGAAACTATTCGTGAACTTGAAAAGAAAAACGCACCTGATTATGGAGTAGGAAAATGATGAAACTAACACTGGAGGATTATCAAAAAGCAGGAGAAGAGTTTTGGCCTAAGTATTGGTACGTTGCCAAAGAACTTGGTGAGGATGCACAACCAGAACAAGTGCTTAAAGTAATGGAATCACTTGCTGCTGTTGCATTCAAACAAAGTATCGGTAGTAAGGTTGGACCATTTGGGTTCAATAAAAAACCAGAAGAGGAGGAGAGTGATGCCTAGTTACAGTGTAATAAATAAGGTCACTGGTGAGAAAAAGGAATTCACCATGACCATGACAGAGTACACCAAATGGCGAGAAGAAAATCCTGATTGGGATAAAGACTGGCAGGCAGGTGTCGCAGGCACAACCTACGGAACACCTAAACAGTCTGATGGATTTAAGGAAGTAATGTCTAAGGTCCAGAAAGCACACCCCCGTGCAAACTTAAGTAGATTCACCTGATTATGGCAAGAGCAAGAAAGCGTAACACGAGTAGCAATCCTGTACCTCCACACATGACTGCAAAGCAAATCAAACGAAAAAAACCAATTGATAGTTCCTATATGGTTCCTATCAATCCTCTTACTCCAAACCAGGAAACTGTATTTGAACAGTATGGTTTAGGTCAAAACCTCTTATTGCATGGCGCTGCTGGAACGGGCAAGACATTTATCACGCTTTACCTTGCCCTCCAAGAGGTACTTGACGAATCTACACCTTATGATAAGATATACATTGTAAGGTCTTTGGTGCCTACCAGAGAGATTGGTTTCCTTCCAGGTGACCATGAAGATAAGTCGGCACTTTATCAGATTCCATACAAGAACATGGTTAGATATATGTTCAGTATGCCTGATGACAATTCATTTGATATGCTTTATGACAATCTTAGGGCGCAAGAAACTATTTCGTTTTGGTCTACTTCTTTTATTCGTGGAGTTACTCTTGACAACGCTATTATTCTTGTCGATGAATTCAGTAACCTGAACTTTCATGAACTAGACTCTATTGTCACTCGTGTTGGTGAAGATTCTAAGATCATGTTCTGTGGTGATATTACTCAGACTGATCTTGTTAAGGAAAATGAGAAGTCTGGTATTGCAGATTTCATTAAAATCCTTCAGGACATGCGTGAGTTTACTTGCGTAGAATTTAATATTGAAGATATTGTTAGATCTGGTTTAGTCAAGTCTTATCTCCTTTCCAAATATAATCTAGGATTCTGATGTTTGAATTTGTCAATGTCGATCTCAAAGTTCCCGAGGTCGAACCTGTGAACCAAGATGGGGTAAGATTTTATCCTATTCCTGGTGCAGATAAATATTATCCGAGTGTTACCTCAATCACATCGTTTAAGAACGCTCAGTTCTTCGCACAATGGCGAAGACGTATTGGTGAACAAGAGGCTAATCGAATCACTGCTAGAGCTACACAGAGAGGCACTGCCTTTCACTCAATCGCAGAAGATTATTTCAAAGGAGAACTAAATTTAGACAGATACTTGGAAAACAATCCATTATCTGTTAGAATGTTTCAGTCAGCGAAAAAAACGCTGGATCGAATCGGAAAGATTCATTGCCTAGAATCATTCTTGTTCTCTCATTATCTAGGATTAGCAGGTCGTGTTGACTGTATTGCTGAGTTTGATGGCGAGTTGGCAGTAATCGATTTTAAAACCTCAACTAAAGAAAAAAACGAGGATCACATTGAGCATTATTTTGTGCAGGAGACTGCCTATGCTGCAATGTTCCTTGAACGAACGGGTATCGAGGTAAAGAAAATTGTCACACTTATCGCCACTGAAGAGGGAACTATTCAAATCTTTGAGAAGTACAATCTTGATGACTATCTACAGTTACTTAAATCCTATATCGAAGAATTCGTCAGGAGTAAAAATGTCTAAGAAAAATGTCTCAGATAAATTTTTAAACTCCGCGAAGTTCTCGCATGAAATTGAAAACCTAGTCAAATCCAGTAACGGATTGATCTCTTACATCGAAGCAGTCACAACGTATTGTTCTGAGAATGAGATTGAAATCGAAACTGTTCCTAAACTTTTGTCTAAACCTCTGAAAGAAAGGTTGCGTCATGAAGCAATGAGGTTAAACTACATGAAGAAATCATCTAAAGGAGTCCTGCCACTGTGACCGGTTATGAAGTGTATAAAATGTACCTTGCATTAAAACAACACTTCACTAAAGAATCGTATGATTACCACACATATAACGGAAAGGTTCGTGCTAGTGAACAGTCGTTTGAGCAGAGACGAGATAGATATTTCTTTAAAAAATTAGCAACAAAGTATGATGATAGTGAAATACTATATTACTTTGTTGCTAATTTTATTGTAGATCCAAAGGGATATATTAAAAGTTTTAGTGATGGCAATTACCAAACATGGAAGATACATTCAGAGTCTTTAGGTTATAAATTAAGACAAGACGTTTCACTTCTTCTAAATTCATATTGCTCTCCATATCAAGACAAGTTTGATAAGATATTTCACATAGAAGATAAACAACATCCTCTCGTTTTAAAACACTACCTTGCTGGAGACATATGTCTAGAGACACTAGTCATATTTGAAAAGTGTTTGGGATATGTATCTAAGTTTGACACAAAATTGACTGACCCTATATGGAAAGATGTAAGACATCGCGTAAAAAAGTATGAACCATTCCTTGTAGGAAGTTGTGAGCGTTATAGACAAGAGATCTTAACAGAAATAAGGACGAAGTTATGAGTTTTTTTCAATCGGAACAAGTAAAGGAAAATCTGCAAGACATTTTTGATACATACCAACAAGTTTCATCGATGACTGCACAACTTCCTTCGATGAATAAAGAAGAAAAGTTAGGACATATTGATTCTTGCAGAAATTTGATCGACAAACAGAAGAATTTTTATGTTAGACTATGCCTCGCTGCAACTGAAGATACTGATGCAGCGGATATGAAAACTAGGATCAATGCCCTCTCCCAAGCATTTGGGTATCGAGATCTTGCTGAATGTATGGATGCTATGGTCACGACACTCGAACAAGCGGCAAAGAGAGAGGTTGACGAACCCTAAATACTATGCTACGATAACCCAGTAGCATTAATACAACACACACATCTAATACGGAGAATACAATCATGTCTTTTGCATCTCTCAAAAAAGCGTCTGCTGGCAGTTCTTTTGCTAAGTTGACTAAGGAGATCGAAAAACTCAATCAACCCGCCGCAGGAGGTCCTGACGAGCGGTTCTGGAAACCTGAGATGGATAAGTCCGGTAACGGATTTGCTG